CGATTATGCAAGACAGGTTAGAGTCTACGCATTAAGTCACAACATCCTTCGTGTGGGTGAGGGAACTGCCCGAACTCTTTTTGATTTGAAATACTAAGAAAGATGATGAAAACGGGTTTTGGTGAAACTTCAGGTGCCTATGAACAATCTCAACAAGATGCGCTCATGGGTATTCTCCTCCCAGTTCTTGAGAGAAGTATGATACTCGCAGCAGAATATTCCAAAGCTTGTGGTCGCGATACAGTGCTTTCAGAAGATATGGAATATGCAATCAAGTATTGTGTTATGTATACGGTTGGACAGGATATCGGTTCTCTCTTTCCAGAGATTTACAACGAAGAATCCTCAGACGAGGAGGACATTGAAGAGGTTGAACCGGGTGAGTGTCCACCATTTGTGAGATACTCGGGGGAAGATCCCACATTCAGGCAGATGAATGAAGCCTGTGATCGATGGGATACTTGGATTCCTCAAAGTCCGGTGGAAGAGATGTTAAAAAATGCTATTAATAGTAATGAGTACATCGGAGCCGGAGGGTTGGACAATTTCTGAATATAAATCGTTCAGAGTTACAGCTGACGAGGATAGTAGCACTGATGGAGATTCAGACGACGAGGAGGAGCAAATATTTGCAAAATCTCAAATTGTCAGGAGACCAAAGTACAAGAAGATTGTTGAGAAGGAAGAGTTGTTACCAGAGTAGATAATTTTCTGAATATACAGTATAAAAACTCCACCATGGCTGACATGACCGCCCAAGCTCTCAAGACTGTTAACCTCGTTACCCAAGAATTGGAAACCCAATCCCTCAACGCGATCGTCGCGGGCTTCTCCTTTGCGGCCGCGATGAGCTGGATGGACTTGGTCCGCTGGATCATTCAACAAGTGATTAAGGTGCCAAAGAACGGTGGTACTCAATACACCCTCACCGCGATCCTCACCACCTTGTTGTCCATTGCGGTCTACATGGTTGTTTCAGGCATCTCCACTCGCGTCTCCAAGCCAGCGCAACCAGTCTTCGCGATTACTCGCTAAGTTTTGGGCGTCGCTTCATCAGGGACAACAAAAGAATACCAACGAAAACAATTATTCCAATGGAGAGATACTCTTTCCATCTATAAGTATCCACTACAAGTTCAGGGATACTTATTGGTGGCGGCAAAGCCTTCTTGACATCTTCTAGGGGAACTTTTGGTAATCCTTCAAGTTTGTCTGTAGAACCTGTAATTTCAAACTTCAATATATGATCCTGTCCCCTAAAATCGTATGGAATGTGACGCCCGTGACTCACATAGAAAAATTCAATATTGACATCACGAATAAACTTTTGAGGACCTTTGTAGAACTCATGTGTTAGTGGATCATCTGCATGGCTATAGTTTATGGAATCTGTACCATTTAATAAGATGTGTCCAGTGTAAAACGGTGTCGCAGAATAAATAATTTTCGTAAACTCATCAGAACCACTCGTCAATTTCATAACGAGAGAGTTTGGGCCATCCAAGTTGATTGAACCTGAAATAACACTACTTCCCAAAGTTGTATTTTTAGATGAAAACCCTAAAACTTGATGGGGTGTTGTAACGACAGCATTACTGAGATAACCGTTTGTACCATCAAAAAATTCAAGAGAAAATGTATTACTTGTTGTTGTATTTGAAAATGTAAGTGCATTTGTATCCGAGTCAAACACAACTTGATCAATGCATGAGAGAGGGGGTTGCATTTTGAGGTCTAAATCACTCGCCAAAGCGTCACCATCCGCGTAGTTCGTTTCATCAAGGGTAATTTCAATGGTATCGTTGGGGGCACCTGAATCATAAACACTAAAAGTCTTATTTGTTGCGCATGTCGTCAATTGGGGTGTTGGAATGCGAGCAGACACTAGTTTAATCTGGGTGACATCATAAATTGGTTCCTTAAGTGTCACAACATAGTTGTTCGCATAAGGATACACATTAGTATCTCTTTCGCTACTATCTATGTCAAGGGTATGGACCTTCATTAAAATATAGGCACAATATTTTAATGATTGTTTTTGTCTAAATTCGGCTGGAATAAATCTAATAAATGTGATGTGACAATGGGTTGTTCTGGAGTTGTCTCTTCGCGATGTCCAAGCATCTTGAGTTGGGATTCTCGTTGCCCTTGTAGGCATTGAATTGGTGGAAAGGTTTCTGTTGATAGTTTTGAGTCCAACCACCATTCGCGGCAGCGAAGCGTCCGTCAGTTCGGCTTGTATCCACGCGCACAGCCGTGAGAGCACCACCTTGCTTGAGTGCGGACTCTCTGACATTCATACGCCCCGCATTACCCATACGGTTCGCCTTACCCCGTCTGTCTTCTGGCCTGAAACCATACTTCATGAGTTCTTCATTGTTCTTTGTAGTGATCTGAGCAGCCGCACTGGTCGCATAAGCGCCACTGAAGTTGGTAATACCTGGAGCCGCGTGGCTGTAGTGAGCAAACTGTTGATCATTGCGATCGCTCTTGAAACGAGTTGGATCTTGTGGCATCGTCTGGGCTGAAACAAAACGCTTCGCCCCATTGAAACCCAAACCATCCGCGCGATGTCCAGTTTCGGAACGGTTGGTGGTTCTCTTTGTCTTTTCATGTTCTTGGCGTGGGATCATACCAGACATACCCTGCGCACGACCAAACATCGTTGGAAGGCGAGAAGGCAAAAATGCGGTGGTTTCTGGCTTATTGTGAGTCAATTGACCCACGACAGCTGCGCGACCACCAGTGATGTCGGCGGCTGGACCTGAACGCCCTGGGAGAGTTGTGAGCTTGTATTCGCCAACATTGATTGGGTTCACCCTGAACATTTGTTGATAACCACCAGTCGCGGGTGTATCAGCACTGACACCCAAACCTGGACCAACCAACTGCTTCTCAATTGGTGAAAGGTTATTCATACGACCCGTGTCATACATGCGGTTTCTCATGTTGAGAATCTCCTGTCCACCACTTCTTTGTTGGCGACCAATATCAGCGAAACTCTCCATTTCTCTCTTACTTTGTATTTCTACACGAGGTTCAAACTCCTGTTCAATAAATTCTGGGACCATGTCGTCATTGTAAACAACGGGCTGTGTAGTCTCGGGGACTTGTTGAACAACAGGCGCGGGTTCGGACTTGTTACTCAAAGCACGACCAGCATAAATTAGACCAGCAACGGCTGCAAGTGAAATAGGATCGGCCATTCTTATTTTCTAGTAACATTTTTATTAGCGTATCTTTGTTGGAAGAGTCCGTTCTGGAGTTCCGCACGGGTACTTTCTGGCTCATAACTCAATGTGCGAAGGGGGACCTTGCACTCCATATTGGAGAGTGGGAATAGGTTACGCTCATATGTTGGAACGATAACCTTGTTAAATCTAGAGGTTGTTTGGGGACGAAGTTGATCACTCACATCAATGTATTGCGCTGGAGAACCTTTACCCGCCATGTATGGGGCTGTCCCCCACAACATGGTATTTGGCCGACATCCACCACAATTGATGGAACTGGGCTGGGGGTACACAAAGATTTCCTCAGTCGCTTTCACCGCTGGGAGCGCACCTGCATTTTGAACGATCGCAAGACCAGGTTGAAGTTGGTATGCCATTTATTATTACATAAGAATATTTATAATCTAAGAAGGGCCAACACCATGTCCCCGATGAGAAACCCGACTATCACCCGCGGCGTCAAGTCCCGCAAACGCCTCAAGTTGAACACCACGAGCATTTGGATTGCACATTTCTGGGTTAGAACGGCACATTTTACCATTTTTAGATCCATAACACCACTCGGCGAAAGAAGTTTGGTCGCCTGGAATCTTAGAAACTGGTGAAGTCACAAACTGACGAGCAGCGGCGTTGCGCTGATACATTGGATGCGCCGAACGAGAACGCCCCGCATCATATGGAATACGGTCGTCCAACAAACTCTTCACGATTGGCTTCACAGTTGGATAATAACAGGCTTCAAGGCGGTTAGGCGCATCTGTATAATCCGTAATGAGAACATTGCCCATTGGGTTATCTAATGTTGGCATCTGACACCCATTTATGTCGCCACTTGAAGCCATGCCATATGTCTCTTTAACCATTTTTGACTTATACAACACATAAAGAACACCCAAAACAGTGCCACCAAGAACAAAAATTCTTGGGTCACGGCGAATGAGATAAATTGTACAGCATGCATAGATGACAAAACGGGAAGCTGCGTTAATTCTGTCTTCTGGAGTTTGATCACGGTTTGGCCAGAACTGGGAAATTCTATCAGCCCGAATGAGTTGCTGAGGATCGTCAAACCAAGCCTTCATTTAGTATAGCTTGAGGTTTATTTTTTAGCCATGCCCCCAAGCATGCTGCCCATCATCTTCATCAGTGCGTCTTGATCAATCTCACCACCTTCAGTCTCCATCTTGTCAGCACAATCCTTGGCGATACCTTCAATGAGATTGAGGGTTTCGGCTGGAATGGCAGTAATCGTAGTACCGAGCATATAGAGTGTTTGGAGATATTGCCATGTCGCAGCCTTAGTATTGGCACTCATACGAGACCAATAACTCTTGATGTTGAGATCCTTAAGGAATTCAATCTTTTCAATTTCCTCGAGAAGGAAAGATTCATCCTTCGCCGAGATCTTATCGGCGTAAGGCGTGACACCCTTCATGAATCCATCAACAATGAGTCGTGGGTTTGTTGTCTTGAGTAACTCGAAAGAGGTAGTCATCTTCTTAATTCCGGTTTCATCTGGAAAAGTCTTGTGCAATTCCACAAGAAATTGGGAGAGCATGTCGTTAAACGCAGTGACAGACGCCATTTTCTTAATTTTAGGGCTAAATCTTTAAGTTTAGAAAGGTTCGCTAGAGATGGTCTCTCTTTGTCCAAGACCATTCGCGACAATAAAGTAGACAAGGATCGCGTTGAGCACAGCTGGCTTGGTATATTTGTTCAATTCCAACTTACCTTCGTTGTTGAGTTGAGCCTTTACATGAATGTAACCAGCAGTTATGGCTCCTGCGATAAGAGCGGCACTCACGGGATCTCGGAGATATTCGGATAGATCTTCCATTTAATTATACGCAGTTTTTTTTACACGCTGTTCTGGGGCATCTCCAAAAAAGACACCCTCATCTTCAGGTTCTTCCATGGGTTCATCTTCTGGTTCTGGTTCTGGAGCTTGAACACCTGGAACTGTCTTGAATTCATTTTCAAGACCCGTGGGTTGTAGAGGTTCTTCCTCCGCGCCCATCATTGGTTCATCTTCTGGAAGTGGTTCAGGCTCTGGTTCAGGTTCTGGGAAGTCCTCTGGACCATCAAAAACATCGGGATCTTCACTATCGTGGACTTGACCATCAAGATCAATATCACGAGAATCTTGTGACATGTAAGTTTGAAGAATCTCCTGGACTGGGATGAGCTCCTTCACAGTGACTTCAATACATTGGGAGAATCTTCGGGTTAATTGTTCATCTCTCACATATTCACTTTGTTCTTCGTGGAAAACATATGGATCTTTGTAGAGATCCTTCGCCACATTATTGTAACAGGTTTGAATGAAAACTTCGTTGGTTGGAAGCTTGAGGCTGATCTTCTTGTTATCCGCCTTGAGACGAACCGCTGAGAGAATCTTGGTACACGCAACAAACACAGCTGCCAAAAGATCATTAAACCAAGCACAACGGTTTGCGATGTTATCACTGTGTTGCTTGGACATGGCGTTGGACCAATTTGGAACTTCCTTGAGAAGTTTTTGGAACATAATGAGAGTCTTTCGCCCCTTTGAGATTTTAGTCGCTTCGTCGTACATATCCTGGAAAACTTCAATCATAGGTGGACACATAATATTGTATAACTGCCCAAGGTACTCCTTGCGAGCCTCGACTAATATATTGAGATTGTCCATTTATCATTGAGAGTGTTTTTAATAACCACCTTCCTACGCACCTCTCCTGTACCTATCCGCCATCTTCTTAAGGTTCATCAAATCTGGAAACTCCGTTTCATCATGTTCTTCAACCTTCTGTTTTACCTTTTTCGGTATAACCCATGAGACATACATATCGTAGTCGCCCACGAGCCTCACATCAAAACCACCCAATTTGAATTGTCGCGCGACATACCTCGCAGCCGCACCCCTATCAAATGTGGGATACCCAATCACAAATGTTGGAACTGTGAGAAATACCTGCTTATGTCCCAACTCCACAGACTGTTTAATCTTACGAGAAAACTGTTCATATACTCGTGTGTATATTTCCTTTCTGATCTGTTTTCTCTTCTCATCAATTTTCGTTACATCATTGATGCTGATCATTATAATTGCTTCAATTTATTTTTAGCCATTTCTAACTCACCTTGTGTTGGTACGGCCTTTTCCTTCACAAGTTCATACTTCACAAAGTCTTGACCACCCCGACTCTCAACAAATGGTGAGACATCGGAGACTGTCTGAACATCAAGTGGTTGCGAACGAAGGGACAACAATTTAACTGTGCCGTTCACAACTTCAAATGTCGCAACAACGGAGAAACCAAATGCGAAACCGTTATTTTTCACAGTCATGAACATGCATTCGTAAATACTCTTGCCATCTCCGACAAATTTCTTAACCGCGGTTGTTTCAATAATGTATGTACAAAGACCTGTACGCTTTGAAATTTCCTGATTCGCTTGAAGAACGAACTCTTCCATCATATTGTTATCAATATCAGCCTCCGCCTGACTGTAACCACTGAGGTCTGGACTGGCGTCATCAAAGCGGACGGATCCCACTGGCTTCTTGTATCCTGAGAAACCAAAAACTTCGGTGAATGGTTCACGGTTGGTTGTGAGCAACAGGACAATCACAAGAAGGATGACTGTCAAAAGTAACTTCATCTTTACTACTATGCGTTAATTTTTTTTTACAAAATACCCTATAGATATTAGATGTCGCTGCTGATATATAGCCCCAGATGCAAACATTCAATGGAAGTCATTGACTATGTCAACAAACACCCACAATTGAAACAGCTTGTGCATTATCACAATATTAATACCCAGGGTATTCCACCGGCATACCGTAACAAGATTACTCGCGTTCCAACTATGTTAACAAAGAATGGTAAAATTTTAGTTGGGAATGAAATTAAAAATTGGTTGGATTCACTTCTTCCAAACAAAGAAGTCACGAACTGTGGATTTGGTGGAGGGTGTTCAATGACGACACTTGATGGTGAGGATAACGAGGCTGATATGTTTTCATTAGATAACTATGGACAATCTCTTCAACCCGCGATGAGCCGAGAGCTTGAAGAAAAGATTAATCGTGATGTGAGTAAAGGTGTCGCATATTCCGAACAGATTTAAAGATATAACGCAGTATTTTTAGTAATATGAGACTGGTTACTATTCAAGCCTCAGCCATCAAATCAACATTTGAGGTACTCAAGGATATCCTCAATGATGTGAATATCTACTTCCGTCCACAGGGTATGTATATCGTTACCCTAGATACCGCGAGAACATCCCTCATTGATATGTTTTTATCGGCCGACAATTTTGAAGAATATCACTGTGAACAAGAGGAAGTCATCGCTGGAATTAACATTTCAAATACTTTCAAACTATTGAAGACAATTACAAATAATGATGTTCTCACAATTGAAATTAATTCAAAAGAATTTATGGATATTGAAATTACAAGTGAATCTAAGAAGACAAGTACAAAGTTTCAATTAAAACTTCTTGATATCAACGAGAGTAGAATTGAAGTCCCAAGTGTCACGATGACGAGTGTGACCACCCTCCCATCTGCGGACTTTCAGCGTCTCTGCAGAGATATGTCAAACATTGGTCAAGATATTGAAATTACCCGTGTCGGTAACGAACTTCGTTTACGATGTGAAGGAGACTTTGCCAACCAGGAAACCTCTATTGAGACCCCCGAGGAAAGTCCAGAAATCACAGGTCTCTATTCTTTGCGATACCTGAATATATTTACAAAGGCGACGAGTATGTGTGCGTCTGTGCAAATTATGCAGGAAGAGGGAAATAGATTCTTGATCCTCAAGTACAACGTGGCAAACTTGGGGGAGCTAAAGTTTTACCTCGCAACTAAGGTATCCGAAGATCAGTTGTAGAATCTTCCAATGTGAGTAGTACCTTTTTCATACCTAATGTATTTGAAAGTATTATCTTTGGAAGCTTTTTATTCAATGTTTTAGATGTGTAATATAAAAAATCTTTGAGTGGAACATCTTGGTCATGAAAGTCATTTCTTGGTCCTGCGTATCTTTTCACCTTTTCAGTAATGTTTACTTGTGGTTTATCGTCGTGATCCACAATCCATACACTACTCAAAGGAATACTAAAGTTCATACCCTCTTTCTCATCCTGCCCTGGAATGAAATTGATATCTTTAGAGATAGCCTTGTACACCTTGCCCCCGTACCAGTATTTTACACGAAGAACGAGGTTCTTAACATTTTGTGGAACAACTGTGTATCTGAATGGTCTACCCATCACAGACACATAGAACTCATCAAGAATGCCATCCCAGTCTTTACTTTCCTCCTCCCAGAATTGATCCTCTATGTGATACTTCATCCTGTAGTCAACCCTATACTCCAATTCTTCTGAAATTATTGTATAGTCCCTGGGTGTTGTTAACCTTTTGTAAAAATATAAAACATTACTTAAAAGTTTGAACAACATTCTTAATTATAATGGAGGGAAACTTTTTAAGTAGGTATAAAAATAAGGTTGAATATTGGACCAACCTCATTGAAACCGATCCCGCCAATAAAAGGAGGTACGAGGATGAAATGTCCGACTATATGATTAGATGTATGCCTTATATGAACCAATACGCAGATGATATGGAGGAGTCAATAAATACTGATAATGTTTTTAATGTCAAAGAAACTGTTGGTATTCAAAGAAAAGATATCTTCACGGACTATTTAGTGGAAGTAGAAAATCAGAATATAAATAGACCTAAGCAACGGAAGGTGGAACAATGTGAATCTTGTTCATCTAGTAATGTAATCCACATTCAAGACACGAGTGAATTGGTGTGTGATTCCTGTGGTTTAGTATTAGCATGTCTCATCAGCGAAGAGTTAACCTATAGGGAAGAGCAGGAAACATCAGAAAAGATTGTCAATTATAGTTACAAAAGGGAGAACCACTTCAATGAATGGTTGAGTCAGTTTCAAGCACAGGAAATGACTACAATACCAGACGAGGTCATGGAACAATTGAGGTCTGAACTCAAAAAGATGAAAATTAAGAATCTTGATGAAATTACCCACGCCAAGATTCGTGGACTTCTCAAGAAGTTGAGACTCAACAAGTACTATGAGCATGTGCCGTATATAACGAATATTCTTAATGGTATAAAAGCACCAAATATGCCACAAGAATTAGAAGAGAGATTGAGGATCATGTTCAAAGATATCCAGAAGCCATTTGACGACAATTGCCCCTCAGAGAGAAAGAACTTTCTTAGTTATTCATACGTTCTCTACAAATTCTGCGAACTTTTAGGGGAGGATGAGTACTTGCAATACTTTCCCCTACTCAAATCCAAGAGCAAACTTTACGCGCAGGATCAGATATGGCAGAAAGTTTGTCGCGATTTACAATGGGAATTCATCCCCACGATATAGTAATGATGAAAGAAAATTGTCCTAACTTTGATGTATGTGGTAAAACCATGTACTTGGGATTGAAAGTATGTAATTCATGCTTTTGGAGATTTGAAAATCAACTTCTTGATTTTAAGGATGACACAGAGTGTCTACTCTGTCTTAACATCAAGAAATGTGTAAAGTTTAGGAAATGTCCTCACTACGCATGTCTAACATGCTTCCCAAAGTACCATAAATGTCCAACATGTTTCATACTTAAAGAAGCTGACACACAAGTGAATAATGGATGAACATCAAAAGTTCTGTGTAAGTGAAGCTTTGCATCACATAAACATGGCTTGTGAGATATTGACAGAAGGTCTTCAAGATCCAAAAAAATACCATGATGAGACGAAAGAGACTTATAAAGTCATGGCGAAGATGTTTCCTCTAATGATCCTAATGCAACAATGTGGCGGACCTCAACCTCTCGGTTCGGAAACGGGGGATAATTTATCAGATACGCTCTCTTCAACCCAGTCAGATGAAGATAGTTTTGTGCCTGTAAGTCCGCCGCATCGTTCAGAGTCTTAATCGCTTTGAACTCCAAGATTGTCTCATTGTTAATAATAATGTCGGCTCTCAAGTTCCCAATCACATGACCCTCAAATGGGATTGGAACGATGCGCTCACTCTCATATTGAACACCATATTTTCGTAGAAGTACCTCCATAGCATTGTGGTATACTCTCTCACTGTAACCAGCACCCAGTTGAGAATATATTTGTTTGGCGAGTGACTCCACGTCTAACATATTTTACTTTTTACTTTTCGCTTTAACAACCTTATTCCTCAAATTGGGTGTCAAATTGTACCCAGTCATATTTTTGAAAGCCTTTGTATTACCAGCCAAAGCTGCTGCCCTCGCCATTGTAGCTGAAGGTGCATTTGGTGTTCGCGAAACAGCAACCTTCTTAAAGTTGAGAAACTTGAAACTGTTTTGACGATTGGCACCCACCACCATGATTGAGTTCTTATTGAAGTTTTGAGCAATCTTGGCTATACTCCTGTCCTTCGCAGAAGTCAATATGGTGACACCTGGAAACCAGCGACGCAAAATACGCACTTTGTTCTCCACTGGAAGGGGGTTCTTGGCGTTTCCATATGAGTGTGACACAACAACCACAGGTGTCTTGTTTGTACGCCTCGCGGTCTCAATGACTTGTTCAATCATGAGGCGGTGTCCCTTGTGTGGAGGATTGAAGCGTCCATAGGTGAATACAACTGACTTCATTAATAATGTCGGAGAATATAAATGTGGACCTGGTGGCCATTCAAAAATATCAGAATATCTACATCAAAATCTATGAGCTACTTGTGGGGAGAATAAGGATACTTATGTACCCATAAATTACAAACCCACTTTTCCCCAGACTTTACAGGTTTCCCACCATGTAAAGCCTTGGATGTCATGAGTTCATAATTGTCAAGGGTGTGAAAAAGGAGAGCATCACCCGCTTTCAGCTTGTACTTCTTCTTTAGATTGGGGAACTCCGTTTCACCCTCTTCATAGTCGTCATTGAGAGCCAATATCACCGTGTACATTCTCTTATTACCTTTGGTGTCACTGAATGTATCTTGGTGGGGTCTATAATGACCACCCGGTTTGTAACGAAGAACTTGGAGATGTTCGCAGTTCATAATGGGTCTATCTGTGAGGGACGCACATCTACGAGCGACACGCATCACCACTGGATCCGTAAAATCAAGCCACGCAGTTTCACTGTCTCGCACATTTTTATCAACTACCCGATTTTCGGCGATAGTAGAGACATCTAACTTTGTTTTAGCCTTTTCCATGATATGTTTCCTTTCATCTTCTGTCAGAAAGTTTGGAATGACACGAGGCTCTTGGTATGTTGGTAATAGGTATAAGACTAAAAGTGTGAGAGCCAATACAAGTAGTATCATCTTACTTATTACATAGATCTTTATATTTTGTATACCGCTCCTCGATTGGCACCACCAGCATACAAATCCTCCCATTTATAGGGCCCCATACAATGTGCGTTTGTACCACCAGCTAATTCGGTACCTTCCACATCACCTTTACATTCCCGGTTAAGAATAGTTTGTGCCTCCGAAATATCATTGGCACAGAATACTTCAAAACCATGTTGGTTTGGACATTCGAGACTCATATATTCAAAATCTGAACACGCGTTGCGAGCTTGGGCTTCTGTTTTCCAACGACCTCTACCTTCCCATCCCATTTCATCACGGCGACGTGTATTGACACACTTAAGCATACCTGTTGTTACATCACCTGGGGTTTCGTCCGATGGTGGGTTAATCACATCAGTTTCATGGAGTCGGGGGGCTGGAGGATCTGAAATTTGTGGTTCGCTAACTTCCAGAACTATTGGGGGTTCCGTAGCCGACGGTCCCGGAGCTGACGGTTCTGTAGCCGACGGTCCTGGTGCCGACGGTCCCGGTGCCGACGGTGCCGAAATTGGATCAATTGTAGGTTCTTCGCCACCCATCATAAGAATTATGGTAGTAACTATAACAATTACAATCAGAACGACACCACCAATTATAGGTGCACGAGACATTTCGTTATACTTATTACACAGGAATTAATTTAGAAAGATCATTAACCTTGTGAACTATATTGAAAAACTCATCTCTTGACTTGACATCTTGAGGATTGATAATTTCAAATTCAATTTGATATGAACATTCTTCTTCTGAATCCATATCAACATTATCTCCGGAAGAAATGGTCATGTCAATACTGAGATTTTTGCGAATGAACGAGTGTCTAGTTTTCGTTCTCTTACGGTCCATTTCATATTCACCCCAAGTTGGAATTTCACGAGCAACACTAAATCTTAAGTCTGTGGGTGTACCCGTGAAATCTTCTTTGACGACATTAATTTTCTGAATCATCTTTTGTTCGCCGGTATCATGGTTAGATGTAATTCGGATTCCATTCTTGTCGCTATAGAAAATATCACATGTTGATGTTTGGATGTTTTCCCACGCTACGAATTTACGAAGACCCTCAAGAACTTTCTCAAAGGCTTCTTTGCCAACATTCGTATCAAAGAAACTTCCATTATACTTTCCGAGACGCATCTCTACTTCTATGTGTTCTTCATCCTTGTGGGAATCAAACACGGGCAAAAGTTTTTCAACGATAGCTTTGATGTCGTGCATTTTTTGCTTACATTAATCATACGCGGCATTTTCTTAAGTGTTTTTTATACACAAAATGTAATGAGAGGTTTTTTAAACCTCGGAAATACATGTTATTTTAACACAGCCATACAATGTCTCCTACACATACCAGTTCTCTCAAACTACTTTTTACAGAAAGGGTACGAGGGTGAGTGCGAGTTTACAAAATTATATTTCACACTCGTTCAATTTTATTGGACTTCTAAAGAAAAGGGTCTTGTTAATCCACGACCAATATTACAACAATTTTATAAACATTTTCCAAGATTTGAAAATAAAGATCCCCACGATGTTCAAGAAGCTATTCTTTGTATCATAGATATATTGGAAAGATCGTGCCCAGAAATCAAGCAATGGTTTTATGGAAAAAAGACACAAGAAACAATTTGGCCAGGTGGTAAGTCCACTTCAACGGAGGATTTTAGTATTCATTTAGTAACATCCCATGGTAATGATTTGGGTGAGATGCTCATAAAGAGTGCTGATTGGAATGTGATTGAAAATTTTGAAGACACAGAGGGTAAAGTACACAATGTTGCGACGACCCGAATGGTATTTTCAAAACTTCCACAAGTTCTAATGATTTCATTTGATAGAAAAAGTAACATAAACATTATTGAAAAAATATTAATAGAAAAATACGAATATGATCTAATAGCGAGTGCGGTTCATATAGGTATTCAACAAGATGGTCACTATGTGAGTTTTGTGAAGCACACCGATAAATGGTATTACATAAATGATGATTTTGTAAATGAAGCCAATCTTCCTAATTCTGGGGGTCATTATGTTCTGGTCTACAATCTAAAAACTCCTTCATCTGAATGTCCTCCTTAATGTTGACGATCGTCCTATAGAATGTTCTTCTATTGTTTGGGTGCGTCTTATCTCTTCGTCTTTTGAGAGGCTTCCACCAAAGGGGTCCATCTTCCCATGTAATGTACATACACTCAACTATGGCATCCTCTTCAAACCATGGTTCGTTCATACGGGTGAGAGGAAACTCACTTTCATAAAACAATTTTCCCTTTTCTTGGACATATAGTTTCCAAACTGGTTCTCCCTTTAGACCAACACCTTTGAAACTTTCTCCCCTCTTCATTTGGAAATCAACCGTATTCTTCTCTCTCGGTTTCCACTTGAACATCGTCTCATGTGTACCCATTTTCATCATTTCGTACACAGGTGTAAACACGAGACCATCCATCTTTTGTGTGACTTTGGGAAGATACTGATACATGAAGTGATCAAACTCTTTCATTGTCCAAAATGTTTTCATTTGAAGACGATGTTTATCATACTTCATATAAATGATAAACTTCAATAACTTTTCAGCTTCGGCGAGTCTTTGATATAAGTTGAGATGACCCACAGGTATTCCGTTAATGAGAAGGGCGTCATATACCATGAGTGTATTATCATAGAGTTCTCCGTCTAAAATTGTACCCTCGTAAGCTTTCTTGTTAAGATTTATCTTAACCTCAATCATATTGAAAGCTCTATTTACAAACACACACTTTGGCTTCCCTTCAAATGTAGTGGCAACCATCATGTGCCTCTCACCATCCGTCTTTTCACAAACAACATATTCACCACCTTTGAGAATTGGAAAGTGTTTATACTCAATGGATATGGGTTGTGGGCCAGGGAAATAATCCTTGCTTCCCCAAACACGATGAATGAATTCTACAACGTGTTTGTGAAGTGGAGACGACATACACTTAATATTGGTTTAAACTTTAATTGGTTTTAACACCTGCGGCACCTAATATATTGCTAATACATTCATGTGGATAAGTCATGGTTAACTTAGATGCTGTAAATGCATAAATCTTCACACCTTGCTCCTTCAATTTATCAAACATCTTCACGTGAAGATTGAAGTTACCCTTTTTATCTTTCGCATTTTTCATGACATTCTTAGAAAACATGACCCAAGATTTCGCTTCAGTACTTGTGACCGAATAAATATCAGTTGAAATCTTTTTTCCTACTTGTGTATCAAAGTTAAGACCCATTTGTGATACAGGTTCAGACGAACCCTCCCGGACTTTGTGTTTGAAGAGACCCCAATCAATACCTTCCTTAACACCCGGAAAAACGAGAACACCGAGACCCTCGTGACTCTCAAAAATTTGCTTGACAGATGCATCGTCAACACCAATTCCAAAGTCAATGAAGAATAAACGATCACACTTTGACAAACACTTTTGAATCATTTCAATTTTTTCAAATGGGTCGTCATTTACATAGACAATCTCATTCTGAACATTATTTTGAAGACAATGAATGTTAAGTTTGAGAATTGTGTGAAGTGTCTTTACCGAACAGGATTTTGAACGAGTTGTTACAACTGTACAAATCTTCATATTACAAGTATGTGTGGTCTAAGCCTTAAGCCTGTCATTGAGACAGCCCGTAAATGGAAGATTTCCTACATGTCCTAGGGTTGTGTTGATATCTGCATAGATCTTACCGTCACATTGTTGCCACCGGCGACAGAATGCATAATCTTCCGAGAGATACCGCTTTGACCCAGGGTCAATCATACAGTCAAAACATGCGTGGTAGTCATCAAAGTCCCTATTTTGATGATCATTTTTACACCATAGTTCAGGGAACTTTTCCTCTATCTTTTTGAAAACTTCTCTCTTAATACACATAAACCCCGTTGGTCCATCAAGAATTGGAATGAACCCATTCTCAACAGCAATACGCTGAGCCCCAAAATTGACAACAAGACTTGAGGAAAGCATCGCCATATTACGATCGTCCCCTTTCTTAACAGCTTCAGCTGCTTGATCCCACATCACAACCTTTTTGGGGTAACAAGCAACACTGATATCATGCCCCGAACGCACGAGACGAACAACGGAGTCTGCCTCAAAATCCACATCTGCATCAATAAACATGAAATAGTCGCATTCCGTTTTTTGCATGAAGCGACCAACCGCGACATTTCTTGCGCGGTGTACAAGTGATTCATTTTCAGTAGTATCAAGGTACAATTGAATTCCTTCTTTTATAAGCAAAAGTTGAAGCTTGATAATACTAGACATATATCTTTCTAGGCAAAGACCCCCATAACATGGCGTTGATAGGAACAACTTCATTTATTACAATAAACCCTTAACCTCTAAGTGTTTTTTAATAATGTTTTCTATTTTGTTTAGTGTTGGTACAGACACCGAACACTTTTCACACACCTGCGCCTTTGTGATGCTAGAACCTAGTACTATGTAAATAATCGCGGACGCTACACTGTTGGGGGTCTTGCTCATGAGTTCCACACAATCATCAGTCGCCCCACACATTTTGTTACACTTGTATCTCTCCTCCCTAGATATATCAAAACCATTGAGAAGTCTTTGCATAACATCATATGCCTTCGTCACATAGTTCTTTTCTGTAACACCCATTATCGTATCCTTGAATATCTGTGTGGTTCGGCTAATATCTTTGGATTGAATACCAAACATATCTGCAACCTCTTTGGTAGTTCTAGGAAACTGTGCCAAACGGCATGCGTACAAAACACAATTCGCTTTGATACCGAGTCTCACCGCACCGCGTGTCAACTTCTCATCGTTGAACTTTCTATACATCATTTTCGCATCCTTGAGCACTGTATCTGGAAGAGTGTGACATGCTTCATCTATATCTTTGTACGCATGGAACAACGACCGATCCTTGTGGTTCATGGACATGTGGAAATTAATCTTTGCCATCCTCTTGTTTTCATAAGTTGAAGAGCGTTGTGTTGAAATAATAGTACCCTTGCCCCAATTTTGGGAAAAGAGTTCGGGGTTTGCGTTTGGGTTGCCGCATCTAGATGGATCATTCACTCGCCCATCATCAGTGATCCCACTTGTCCACTCCGCACTGTCGTCAACAAAGTTATCTTCGATGAGACCACACTCCGAGCAAGTGGGGAGACCCTCGGGTGAAATAATCTTCACACCCGAGCACTCACGGCAAAAATTGGTATTCACTGGCTTTTGTTCGTTATTTTTTGGTAATAATTGGTCCAAATCGGACCAGATAGCTGCCAGCATCATGGTATGAAACTGGGCTATCTTTTTTAGTTTTCATTATTACGCACCAAAACTTAGGTTATCGGCGTGCGCTTTCGCGAGTGCTTCAATAGCATCAACCGTTTCTTTAAAACTTCTCGCGCCTGGGGATCTTGGCTCCCATGCATTCCATTCCTTGTCTATGGTTTTATAGTCAGAAGGTGGAATGACTTCCCCGTCTATATGATCATCGGGTACAATGAAGTCGTTCATTTCTGAATCACTCTCATCCTCGTCATAAATTTCAGAGTCAGAATCTTCGATATCAATTTCGGAATAAAACGCAAACATGTTTTCACCGAGGGACTTCATCTCGAGATCTTCAAATGTAGTACCACTTGGGTAATGTTCCATCACACTTTCATATGGAGCTGGACTCATCTCACCGTCATCCAACTTATAGACACACGCGGACTTATATATGAGCTCAGTAGGGTTTAGATACCGAACTCCAAGGACCAGGCCAGTATTCATTCCCACAACACTGAACATTTCATCTTCTACATCATCTTCG